ACTTGTAAGAACTGTAAAAAAAGTCTTTACAAAGTGATCGGTTTATGTTATATTACTTCTTCACACATAAAAAAATACACTGTAATACACTAAAATACGAAAATATATGTCATTCGAAAAACTAAAAGCAAATCGACTTGCGTCGATAGAAAAGTTGGTAAACGCCGCCGAAAGCGTCTCTGAAAAGAAGTCTTATGGAGACGACCGAGAGTGGAAACCAACAGTTGATAAAGCAGGTAATGGTTATGCCGTTATCCGCTTCCTACCATCTTCGAACGCTGAGGATCTTCCTTGGGTTCGTTTCTGGGATCATGGTTTCAAGGGGCCAACCGGCAGGTGGTACATTGAGAGATCTCTTACTTCAATTGGTCAACAAGATCCATTGAGTGAGTTGAATTCTCAGTTGTGGAACTCGGGAAGGGAAGAAGACAAGGAATTGGTTCGTCAACGCAAGCGTCGTTTGCATTACGTCTCAAACATTCTTGTGATCTCGGACTCGTCGAATCCATCAAACGAAGGTAAGGTCTTTCTTTACAAGTATGGAAAGAAGATCTTCGATAAGGTCATGGACGTGATGCAGCCTCAGTTCGAGGATGAGAAACCTATCAACCCATTCGACTTCTGGGGTGGAGCGAACTTCAAGTTGAAGATTCGTAATGTTGAAGGTTATCGCAACTACGACAAGTCAGAGTTCGATTCTGTTACTGAACTCTTTGAAGGTGATGAAGACAAGTTGAAGAAGGTCTATGATAACATTCACGAGTTGAATGAGTTCATCGATCCATCTAGTTACAAGTCTTACTCTGAACTCAAGAGAAAATTATATGAGGTGCTTGGTGAAGAAGATGTCGCCAATACCTTTTCGGTAGAACAAACTACCGAGCTCAATGAGACCCGTGAAGAGCGAGTGGACGCACCCGCCCCGAAGAGCGAGGATCAGAGTGTTAGTTCATCAAGCAATGATGAAGGTGAAGAAGACACCTTGGCATATTTCGCCAAGTTGGCTCAGGACTAACCTAACTGATAAACAAAACAGAGGGGCGATACTGGAGAAATCTGGTATCGCCTCTTTTTTATTTTAAAACGTGAACCAGAGAAAACTGATAACTGTTGAAAATCCAACAGTTCCCATAATAGTGTACCAGAACATTCTACGTGTCAACGCAAAAGCATATTCTTCAGTACCAGGCTCTAGATTATTTGGGTCTACTTTCATTTATTAAGCGAGGGCGTAACCGTATGATGGTTGTGTAAGTTGAGTTGACTCGTCAGCGTGTTGATTTCCATTATATGTTATATTTGATGAGTTCACAGTTGTACCTTGGCCGCTGCCTCCGCCTCCGCCACCACCTGTAACCACTACAGTTGCTGGTTTTGCCCTTGAGTCAGCGATATTAGACATTCCTACTTCCATTTGAGCGCCACTATTGTTTGTTGGTCTTTCCAAAGCCGCGTCAAAAGATTCACTATTTCTTTCTAAAGCCTCGTCAAAAGATTCGCTACTTTCTTGTGACACACGATCCAAACGCTCTTCCGATGACTCTTTAATCGCTGTTACAGTCTGGTCGTCGTCTTTATCCCGAGAAAATAGATTTTTAATAAAACCTCCCGCTTTCTTAAGTGGTTCCGGTATTAAATTTCCTATCGCGTCAAGCATACCCATA